GGTTCATGTGCTCCCAACCTCTAAAAGAGTCGCCTGGATTTGGGGTTTCCCTCGATGAAGATGGTTTACCGCACGCTGCGGTGCTCCCCTTCGTCGAGTTATTCCGTAACAAGCTTCGCCCCAGTCTACGTTTAGGATTAACCCTGTTAGGGTTCGTCCGACTCATAGAAGGGTCGAAGGCTCCCGACCTGGATCCTATCACGTTACCTGCCGCTCCTGTTAGTCCTCTGTTAGAGGCGGAGCTCACAGCTATCGTGAAGGATCTCGGTTGGAAGCTAGCCGTTCCCGAGTGGGAACGCCCGCATGTTACAACCAAATCTGGTCCTAATGCTCAAGCCTTAATCGGATCAATCGAGGACGCCCATCTCCTTACACAGTCACAGGTTGACAACCTGCGGATATGTGGGGGGGAGAAGCTAGTCGAGACGATTGCAACCATCCAACGCGTGGACCCAAATGCTTGGTGTGAGGTTCTCAAGATTAAACCCAAAGGGATTCAATCGAGATTATCTTACATCAAGGATAAGGAGGCCAAGTGTCGAATAGTGGCTATTCTTGATTATTGGACACAAACTTGTTTTGAGCCTCTTCACAAAGCGCAGTTTGCGCTGCTGAGGAGCCTTAAACCTGATTGTACCTTTAATCAAGGTAGCTTCCGAGGCAAACTACCTCGTCAAGGGCCGTACTACTCTTGCGATCTTAGTTCAGCGACGGACCGACTCCCTGTAACCCTACAGAGAGCGATCTTAGCTGTTCTAATCTCACCGGAGTACGCGGCTGCATGGTACGAATTGCTGTGTAACCGAGACTTTCTGTTACCAAAGGGGGCGGGCTCTGTACGCTACGGAGCTGGCCAGCCGATGGGAGCATATAGTTCTTGGACTACATTCGCGATTACGCATCATGCGATCGTTCGGCTTAGCGCCAAACGGGCCGGTTATCCCACGTCGTGGGATAAGTACGTCCTCCTAGGCGATGATATCGTTTTGTCAAACGAACACGTCGCAAAGGAGTACATGACGATTCTTGATGAGTTAGGAGTGAAGGTCTCTGAAACGAAGACACATGTGTCTGACGACACATATGAATTCGCTAAGAGATGGATTCACTTTGGTGAGGAAATAACCGGTGCCCCTCTGGGCTCTCTGTTCGAGGCCATCCGCTTCGTTAAGAAAGATTTGTGGAAGGATCAGCTGCCGACGGCCGCTATCCGCCATATCTCCTATTATGAAGTGGCGACCTGGTTCAGGGAGGTCGAGGCGCGCTGGTTGTCACGAACACACACCTTGGTGTCCCGGGGCTTGCTGCAGTCGTTCTTCTTGCTTCTTGGACGGGGCGGTTTTTCAGACCGCCTCGCACAAAAAGCGTGGAAGTTCTATCTATTACCCTCGCGAGAGGATAGTAGACTCCTTAGGTCTATCAAGTGCGAGAAACTCGGCTCGATAGTCCTGGGAGGCATCCTTGGTTGCTTCTCTTTCAAAAAGTCTTCCGAATTTATCGGAATCTATTTGAACGAATGCAAAGCAAGGGTGCTAGAGACTGCAATCAAGCGCCAGATGGGTGAACTTCGTAGATTCCAGTTGGAATTACAAAAGTTCGCACATCTGGTGCCTGAAGGGTTGGATGCCCAATCGTTACTGTTCACCTTGCCTCCATTTGCAGTGCTAATTAGAAATATTAGCGGGCTGCAATTGGAGTTCGATAAAGCGCATCGGGTTCGGGAGAGCGATAATCTCATGCATTGGTTGCATCTAGATGTACAGCTCTTCCTGGATCCGTTTGCGACTTTATCTACAAGGCGAAACAAGACCATAGCTTCATCGAAAGCAACAATCCTAAATCATCTTACAGCAATGTGTAGAGGAATTGGTCGGATGCGTGAGTTGGCCATCACAAACATAGGTCTTTTAGACTATGTCAATGTGCTGAACAACTACCACGTCCTTCCAACTTCCGGTGCACGTCGCCGTAAAAAGAATCCTCGCGGATAGTATCAGTGAGCGTTCTTATGGTAGCGCTTAATGCTATCGTTGAAGGCGGATTGGGAAGTTCTCTTCCAAAGGATATCCGGTCCACACCGTGGGGTATTTTGTAAATCCCACGGAGGGTCGGGGTCCAGAGGTTGAGAGGATTTCCGCTTCGATGAGGCTCCACTCTTGGCAGTTTCGATCAATGACCGAAACAACCTGGCTCTGGCGCATAAGGAGGTCGAAAAATCGAT